GTTGAGCACGATCTTGTCACGGACAGCAGCGCGGTACAGACGGAACGGGTTGCGTCCGCAGAGGATCAAGTCGGGCTTGTCACCCTTGAGCGTCAAGTCCATCAAGATGTCATCGAACGCCTCTTCGATGTTCGTGGCGTTCAGTGCGCCAGCGAAGTTGTACGAAGAGCACCTCCACTGTGTCTCTTTGGCCCTGTCAATCCCACCGAGTACCCCTGTGGTGGGATCATCAGGGATCAGCGACTGCAAGCCGATGGGATCAGAGCCACCGCCAGCAGCGTACAGGTACTCAGAGAACTTCTCCTTGATGCTCTCTTCAAGAACGTTCAGCTTGCCCTTCATCAACTTGAAGATCATGGACTCGCCTTGGTTCTCATCCTCCTCCTGATCAGAGATGATCACCGTACCCGCGACACGTGACCAGGTGTAGGCCACAGTCGTGAACTCGTTGGTCTGTCCAACCGGCAGCTGATCGTAGTACTCGTACGATGAGATGTTGGGGTTGCGTCCAACGGTCAGCGGGTTCGTGATGTTGAACCCACCGTCCTCGTACTCAACACGGTTCGTGGCAAACGCCCAAGCCATGAAGGCGTTAGAGCGAATAGAAGCCATGATGAGCTTCTTACGGGACTTGGTGAGTGAAGAGGCGAGCACAGTCGCCAGTGTAGTCATTTCTTCTCCTAACGTGGGATGTAGTTCGTCTCGCGCATCGCTGCGCGAATGATGTCGTCGAATGTTTCCCCTTCGGGTTGCACTGTCGGATTGAGCGGATTGATGACACTTGCGTCAGCGCCACGACCATTCACCATCGGCTGTTGTGCCTGCGTCTGGGCCGTCACGGGTGCGCCTGTACCGTTGCCAGTACCAGTCGCTCTAGCTTGCACTTGCGCGGGGAGTGGCGAGTACCAATCAAGGCCCTGGTCAATCACGGCTTGCTTAAGCTGGAAGTACGCGGTGTCAAGGCTGACATCGGGATGCTTGGTGATGATGTCCGCGAGGACTGCATCGTGGATGACAGCATCAGGGTAACGAGAGAAGAACTGACCAGTCTCTGTGCGAGCAGTCTCACTGATCTGTTCTGGCGTCGGTCCCTGTTGTCTCTGCTGTCCTTCGCCTTGTTGGCGGGCGAGCATCATACGGATGGCTTGTGTATCTACAGCACCGCCGATGCCTTCTATACTGTATCCCTTCTCCTTCAACTCCGCAAGCAGCGACGTGACAACGCCCACGGGATCGCGTGTGAGGTCATTCATCAGTCGCATTGCTGTAGCTGCGGACTCGGGAGAAGTTGCACCGATCGCAGCAAGAGACTGTCGATGCGTCTCCACTTGGTCACGCGCTGACTGGAGATCACGCTGCATTGACACGAGCTTGTCACTCGCAGCCGACGCCTGTTGACGCGCCACCTGCATCGAGTCGTACCAACGGCGCTCCTGTCCTCCCTTGATGACAGTTCCGTCAGGCAGTGTTAGATCTTTGGGACCACTAGCCTTCGCTCCTGTTGGGGCTTTCCCTGGTTCTCCAGCACCGTCCTTTGCACTGCCACTGCGATCTTGTGGAGTAGCTGCGGGCTGCGGCTTTGTAGTGCCACTGTCGGCGTCTGCACCTTTCGGCGTTGCAGGCGTTGGCGTCCCTTCAGTGGTTGTGGCAGTTCCATCAGGTGCTCCCGTTGTGTCAGCAGTTTCACTCGTCGTTGTGGGCTCATCAGTGATGCCAGCAGCAGCGAAGTGCCCCTTCATCACGTCAGAGTCCATGAAGTCAGTGTCAGCCATCAGTCTCTCTCCTTACTATGGCGGTTGATCGTACGGGTGTACGGTAGAGTGAGGACACACGCGAAACAGTAACACAACCACGGTTCACGGCCTTGGCCTCGGTGGTGTTCTTGCACCGTTGTGCGAAGGCCCGACCCGTGCGGCTGCGCCGCGGGCGCTTGGTGGCGCGTGTGGTGGTGTCACTGGCTTCATCGACGGTGGCATCTGTGGCCTTGCGATGTGTCTCTCTGCTGTGATGCGCGGCGCTGGTGTTGGCTTGGTGACTTCCTTCAACGCGTCAGTGGGCGACACGCCTCGCGCGATGAGTTGCTGCATGTGCTGTCTCAAGTCAGGCGGCAGTGACGCGATCTGTTGTGCGATCACCTGTGCCTGTGCGGGGTCAACGGTGTCTGTGCCTTGTGCTTCTGGTGGCACTGCGCCGGGCGGTTGTCCTGGCGCTCCTTGTGGTGCTCCTGGCTGTGGTGCGCCGGGTGTGCCTTGTTCGCCTTGTTCCGCACCAGGTCCACCAGGACCGCTACCTGCCTGATGTTGTGCGTCTTGCATTGACTGTAAGAGCCCATCCCAATCCTCTTCTGTGATGACCATGTTGTCAAACGCACGCTCGAACACCTTCAACAGCACCATGCCAGCAGCGGGGATCGAGTTGGCGAATTGACCGAGCACTTGACCAATGGCGAGTGCCTGTTTCTGCTTGTTCTTGCTTGTTGGCTTCTCGAGTGATCCACCAACGACGCGCAGGTTGAGCTTGGCACGGAGTTGCGCTGCATCAGTGATCTGTTGCCACCCTTCAGCCGCCGCACTGCCGATGAGGTCCGTCACGTCTTGCGTCGTCCAGTAGCGCAGGCACAGTTGAGCGAGTGACCACCCAACGTCACCGATCCAATCCTCAATGGCGTCCATCTTCTCGTCAACGCGGACATCCGTTGACCCTTCGTACGTCTGTATGGCCTGGTTCGTCGTGTTGGTCTTGAACTGTCCACCGTGTAATGCGTCGTTGATCCCCGTGATCCGGTTGATGCTCTCGAACCTCTTCGTGTTGTCAAACAGTTCGGGGTGTGACAACGCAGGCGGGATGATGCTGTAGAACATGTCCGCGAGCTTCGTGCCCTCTGGAATGTCTAGTCCACGCGCTGTGCCATCTGGTCCCTTGAGGATCTGCTCAACGTCGTCCTGATTGATGCCATTCTTGTTGTAGAAGATGTTCCGTCGTGCCCACTTGCGCGCCTGTGCGATCTCACTGTTGACCTCGTTGATCGCGTCCTGTTGATCGAGGTAGTACGTGACCTCACCCTTGGGCTGTGCTCCATCAGGCGTCTCGTGGAACCACAAGCGGAAGTACGGATAGAAGCGCAGCAGGTTCAGTGGATCATCCCACACCCACAGAGGCCATTCCCACGCGTTGTCTGCGTAGAGGAACACACGTCGCGTTGTCTTGTCCCACACCCACCACACCTTGGTGTACTGTGCAGCGATGAACGCGTTGTTGTCCTTGTAGCCGTAGATCGAGGCGTCGTCGTTCGGCGTCTGGTTGATGAGGCTGAAGGTGTTCACTTGCTCATCATTGGTCTCGACTGACGAGTTCGCGTTCAACACGTGAGTGGGCTCGTACACAGAGACGACGCTGTTCTCGTTGTCACCCGGCTTTCCGTACACCGCACGGATGTACGATGTTGGCAGGAAGTCGTACTCTGCCATCCAATTCGCATCACTGTGATCAGGCTCCTTCGCAGTGGGGTCAACGTACATGCGGAAGGGTGAGACGAGCTTCATCGTCGGTCCACTCGGCTCGAGGAGTGACAGCTTCTCCATTAGGCCGGTGATCTTGCCTTCAGTCTCCCTGATCGCGTTGGCGTCCTTCGCGTCGTTCAACTCACGCGTCAAGTCTTGTAACTGCGAGATCGCTGCCTGACTGCTGTCCTGCTTCTGCACCCAACCGATCTTCAGGTACGCGTTGTTGGTCAACAGCGCACTCAACACACCACGCCGCGACTTCGACTTGAGACTGATGCCAGGCGCTTCTTTCATGTTCATCAGCGTGTTGACGACGTGCTCCACTGCAACAGCGAAGTCCTCTTGGTCATCACTCGCAGCAGTCACCTCAATCGCGGGGTTCTTGCTGTACAGCATGGGCAGAATGGTGATGGCATTGGAGAACACGACGTTCTCTGTCTCTAGCCAGTTGGTGCCAAGCGTCCGCGCGCCACGTGTGTTGCCACCACGGTCGTACTTGCTCTGACGATGAGACAGTTGATCGTTCTCGTAGTACCTGATCGCCTCCGACCAACACGCCTCGATGTCACGACGCGCTGCACAAGCCTGGTCAACGCGTGACTTCCACAGCTTGCCGTACGACTTGGCAACGGGCAACTTCGTGTCACCCATGACGCGGTACATTGGTGCGTTGTTGACAGGCGCGGGGACGCCTCCCGTTGGTACGCCACCGAGACGGAGCGAGTCTTGTAGATCAGGGTTGCCAGAGATGGCCGCGTTGTCTTGACTATCGTCCATACCTGTGGCCTCTCGCGTCGGCTGTTGCGATGTCACGTTCACGCCATGACAGGTACTTGCGTGGCACTGGCGGCGGACGCTCAATTCGGATGGCGACGCGTGGTCTGTTCGTCAGCAGGTACTTGAGCATGTCCATCGCGTGGTCATTGTTGTCTGATGGCACGTCCTCGTAGTCACCAGCACTGTTCTTCTTCCAGTAGTAGTCAACGATCTCACGGTCCACCCAGTCGCACTTGTTGGAGAAGAACAGACGAGGGGAGCCAACGCCGAGTGTGTAAGGATTGATGTGGAACAGGTCCGTACTCAGGTACGCTTGCACCTTCGCGATCCCATTCATGATGTCATTGTTGCCACGGATCATCTGGATCTTCTGTTCACGGAAGAGTCCTGACACCGTTGTGCCAACTGTCCGCGTGTTGCCCGTCGTGCGCCTGAAGATTGATGGATCAGCGAGGATGCGTGGCCCTGTCTCCGCGTCATCCTGGATCAACCCGTACCGTTCCCTCGTGGCCTTGATCATCGTCGCCAGTTCATTGATGGTCTTCTCTTTCTCGTAGAAGCCATCGAGGACGCTCACGTTGCCACTGTCATCGACGAAGCCGATTGCGTAGCACGCGGGGACTGCAAGGCCGTGATCGTACGCCTCTACGATAGGCGGAACGAAGCCACGAGTGCAGAGGTCGTCGTAGTATTCAATCATCGACTCGTGTTCGATGACGTGGACCGTTGGGTTGTACTGTGGATAGACCAGGCCCTCGTACGCGCCCCACAGTCCGTTGAGGAACCTCTCGCGCATCTGTCCTTTGTACGCGGACTCAAGAGCGCGGATGAAGTCAGCAGGCAG